GCATCAGCAACCTCGTACAAGCAGCATACGATCAGTATGTAAGAATGGCACTACGTTCCATTCCTGTTATGCGTTCACTTGCAGATGTTAAGCCAGTGCAACAGGCAATGCCAGGATCATCAGTTGTTTTCTCAATCTACTCAGATTTGGCTCAGGCTACTTCTACATTGACAGAAACATCAGATGTATCAAGCATTGCACTAGGTAACCCATCACAGGTTACAGTAACACTGAACGAATACGGTTCAGCAGTTACAACAACAAAGAAGTTAAACCTAACTTCTTTCAACGATGTTGATTCAGCACTTGCTGACATCATCGCGTACAACGCAGCAGATTCTATTGACAACGTTGTAGGTCAGGTCCTCTCAGCAGGAACTAACGTGATCTACTCAAACGGTCCATCAGGAACTGTTCCAACTGCATCATCAGGAATCCTCCCAGTAGACACAATGACAGTTGCGGACATCCGTAACGCTGTTGTATCACTACGCACAAACAAGGCATTGCCTCGTATGGGTGAACTATATGCTGCATACCTACACCCACGTCAGTCAGCCGATCTTCGCGCTGAAACTGGTACAGGTGGCTTCCAGGAACTAACAAAGTACGTTGAGCGTACACCGTTCGTTGCTGGTGCAGTAGGCGTTATCGAAGGCGCTTTCATCGTTGAGACACCTCGCGTTCTTAACGGTCTAAAGTTGTCTACAGGTATCACACCTACAGTTGCTATCACCAACGTTGCTTTGACATCTAACGTAGTAACAATTACTACAGCAGTTGCTCACGGCCTCGGAACAGGTCAGGTTGTAACAGTTGCTGCTACAACTAACACAGGTGTTAACGGCACATATACCATCACAGGTACAACATCAACAACATTTACCTATGCACTTACAGCATCTAACATTACATCAGTTGCTGACACAGGTACTGTTACATTTACCAACAACTACCGCGCAATCGTCGCTGGTCGTGAAGCATTGGCTGAAGCACAGGCTGCAGACATCTCAACCGTTATCGGTCCAGAGATTGACGCACTACGTCGTTTCCGCACAATCGGTTGGTACTACTTCGGAGGCTTTGCACGCCTTCGTGAAGCAGCGCTCTATCGCATTGAGTCTGCAGCAACAAACGGATAATTCCGCTAGTGCAACGGCAGGGGGTAGGGAAACCTACCCTCTGTCACTTAGGAAAGGTTAGATATGGCATACACATTAGTAACTCCGTACCAGTGGCAAACTTGGGGAACGGACTATAACGAGTTCACTCCATACTCACGCCTTGCAGGTCGTCGCTTTATCGGTGGCACTATTGATGGACCTATTGCTCCAAGCCTTACAGATGTAGCACGAGGTCAAACAATCATTGTTAATGGAACTACTGTTACTTTAACTTTGACTCCAAGCCAAGATGATCTAGCAGCAGCAAGTTACTACTTCCTTGGTGGACACGAGTACGAGATCAGTGATTACCAAGCACAAGTTCTTATTGATGCTGGCTACGGCGATTATGTGACACCGATAGTATGAGTTTACATAGACGCACAACGCACCTTGAGTATGTCGAAGGATGCTTTGGTTGCAAGGTAGGCGACTTAGAACTAAGCGTTGGTGTTGCAAACCACAGAGGTATACCTACTGCAAAGCAGCACGATAAAGAACTACAGTCCTATTATGACGCAACACGTCAAGGGATAGAACCACGCTCAACAAAGAGCAAAGACATAGATGCAGCAGTCCAACTTTCCAACGAGGCTGGTAAGGCTTTCGATGGGATCTCAATGACCTTCAAGAACTAAGGAGATAACAATGCCAAACGTAGACGGAAAGAAGTTTCCATACACAGCAAAAGGTAAGATGGATGCAAAGAAAGAAATGAAGAAGAAGATGATGAAGAAGGCAGCCATTAAGAAGATGGGAAAGAAGAAGTAATGGAAAACTACGAAGAAGACATCACGAAGTACCCAACACCTGACAAGCAATACGAAGGTGCTATGAAGTTTCAGACTTACGAATCAGTCCAGACAGGTGCTCCAGGCAAGGCTGCCAAGTAATGAACAAGGCAGAGAAGAAGGCTAAGGTCGCCAAGGTAATGCGCGAGTTTAAGGGTGGATCACTTCACTCTGGCAAGAAAGGCCCAGTAGTAAAGAACAAGAAGCAAGCAGTTGCTATTGCTCTATCTGAGGCAAAGATGGCTAAGAAGAAAATGGGTAAGAAGAAGTAATGGCTAAGTCTCCAGCGTGGCAAAGAGCAGAGGGCAAGAACCCAAAGGGTGGCCTCAACGCAAAGGGCCGTGCCTCTGCCAAAGCGCAGGGGATGAACCTCAAGCCTCCAGTCAAAAAGGCTGAGGCTGCTAAGTCTCCTAAGTCTGCAGGACGACGCAAGTCTTTCTGTGGTCGTATGTGTGGGATGAAGGCAAAGAACACTTCTAGTAAGACTGCTAGAGATCCGAACTCAAGAATTAACAAGTCACTTCGTGCTTGGGATTGTAGTTGCAAATGAAAAAGAAAGTAGCATTCTGGGATACAAAGAATCCTAATAAGAAGTCAAAGCCTTTAACACCTGCACAGAAAACAGCAGCAAAGGCAAGAGCCAAAGCAGCAGGGCGACCATACCCCAATCTAGTAGATAACGCTGCAGTCAAGAGAACTAAGAAGAAGTAGGAGATATAAGGTGGCACTAGGAGAATACGGCACAACGTTATTAGATGAACTTAACCGTTTGGCTAATGGTGGCACCTATAGAGCACCAGGCGAGATGGTGGGTGAAGCACTTGCTGCAAAGCAATGGGCAACGCAACGCTCAGTATCAACAAACTTAACAGACACAGTGGGAGTATTAAATGCGATTGCGGGTACGACTACTACTAATCGTCTCGATTACAATGGTGTATGTAACCTCATCGCTGGTACTTTTCAACTACCTGCAGCGCAGGCTCTCAGAGCGGTGTCATCTTGAGTGCTAAATATAACTTGGTCTGTGACCAGGCAACTACATTTAACTTCCAGTTTCAGATCCTCAATGACAACACTCCTTGGAGTCTTGGTGGCTACACAGGAACTATGACTGTTAGACCATTCGTTGGTGCTAATACTACGACAGTAGTTGCAACCACAGAAAATGGTCGTATGACTCTTGATGCACCTAACGGACGCATTACAGTTACACTCAGCGCTGCAACTACAGGTGATATCAGTGCTGGACGCTATGCCTACGACCTAGTACTTACATCTGGTGTAACAGTTACCAGAATCTTAGAAGGCAAATTTATTGTGACAGGGGCGGTAACAACGTGACCACTATTATTGTTATCGAAAACATTACCCCACAAGTGGCGGTAGAATTTTCGCAAGATCAAGGACCTCAAGGCGGCCAAGGTGCAACTGGCCCAACAGGACCTTCTGGTCCTGCGGGAGCAACTGGACCAAACGGTGCTACAGGTGCAACAGGTGCAACTGGCGCTACTGGTTCGCAAGGAGCAACAGGTGATACAGGAAGTACTGGGCCGACTGGCCCAACGGGTACCACGGGTGCTACTGGAGTTACAGGCGCCACAGGACCTACAGGCTCAACGGGTCCAGCGGGAGTCACAGGTGCAACAGGATCTACAGGTCCTACAGGAGTCACGGGAGTTACTGGACCTACGGGACCAGTTGGCACAACTGGAGCAACAGGAGCAACAGGTCCGACAGGACCTACGGGAGCGACTGGCCCGACGGGTGCCACAGGTGTAACAGGTGTCACAGGTGATGTTGGTCCAACAGGTGGATTAGGTGCCACAGGGCCAGCAGGTGCAACAGGTCCTACAGGACCAGTTGGCGCAACTGGTGCTACTGGACCAACTGGTGCTACAGGTGCCGATGGTGGCGGTGCTAACTTCTATGACTATAAAGTCAAGACAACTATTACTACAGGCGATCCTGGCAACACACATCTTATTTACAACAACGCAACACAAATATCTGCCACTCAAATCAATGTAAGCCATATTGATCTTGATAGTTTTGATATTGATATCTTCTTGGCTTTAATTAAACAAAACGATACTTTGATTGTCCAAGATGCTTCATTGTCTGACAACTACCAAAAGTGGACAGTATCTGGAACACCAACGCTGCAAACAGGATATGTTGAGATTCCAGTAACTCTTACAACATCTGGTGGAACTGGCACAACTAACTTTTCTAACAATCAAGAGGTAATCTTTGTAATCTTTAGCGCTGGTATCGTAGGACCTACAGGTGCCACAGGACCCGTTGGTGCCACAGGTGCCACAGGACCACAAGGAGTTACAGGTAACGCAGGCGCTACGGGCGCTACAGGCCCTACAGGGCCTATTGGAGCCACAGGAACGCAAGGAGTAACTGGAGATGTTGGACCTACTGGTGTTACTGGTGCCACTGGTCCTGTCGGGGCTACTGGTCCTGCTGGTACAAATGGAGCAACGGGACCTACAGGTCCCACAGGTCCAACAGGTACCACTGGAGCAACTGGTCCAACAGGTGCAACTGGAGCGACAGGCCCAGGAGCAGATGCCATCCCCGTAGCCTTATTCTTGGGTGGTATGTAGACTTCTCGTATGAGATTCCACGTTATCAGTCTGCCCCATACACAAACAACTAAAGATTACGTCAACTGCGCCTATACCGAAAAGGTTAGACGCTTTTGCATAATGATGAAAAGCCTTGGTCATACGGTCTACCTGTATGCAAGCGAGGATAACGAAGCACCAGTAGATGAGTTGATTACCTGCATCACCAAGGAGCAACAGCAAGAAGCCCTAGCAGGTAAACACTTTACAGAGGCTGAGTTTAATAATGAATTACCACATTGGCAGATCTTTAATGGCAAGGTTATCGAAGAACTAGGAAAACGCCTAGAGCAAAAAGATTTCATCTGTCTTATCGGTGGAGCATCACAAGAACCAATCGCTAAGGCTTACCCCAACCACATCAGCGTAGAGTTTGGTGTGGGTTACGGTGGAGTATTTAGTAAGTACAAAGTTTTTGAATCATACGCTTGGATGCACAGTATCTATGCAATGTTTAAGAACCCAACGATGGTAGATGGTAACTTCTATGATGCGGTTATACCTGGTTACTTAGAACCAGAGATGTTTCCGCTGCAAGAAAAGAAAGAAGATTACTACCTATACGTAGGACGTATGGTAGATCGCAAAGGTATTGGGATTGCCCAGCACGTATGCAAAGAGATGGGTTTGAAACTTATCCTTGCAGGTCCTGGTAAAGATCCTAAAGTTGAGTATGGCGAATGGGTAGGACCTGTCGGTCCTGAAGAGCGAGCAAAGTTAATGGGCGGGGCTATTGCCTTGTTTGCACCAACGCTATACATAGAACCTTTCGGTAACGTTGTTATCGAAGCACAAGCCTGTGGAACTCCAACGATTACCACAGACTGGGGAGCATTTACAGAAACTAATCCACAAGGTGTTACTGGATACCGTTGCAGAAATGCAATGGAGTTTGCAGTAGCAACAGAGTGGGTAAAGAGTTTAGACCCAGTAGCAATACATAAGCGAGCAGTGTCCTTGTATTCGCTAGATGCTATAGCACCACAGTATGAACAATATTTTGCAAGACTCCTTACGTTGTGGGGAGATGGCTGGTATGAGAGGAAATAATGCCAACACTAAACGACCTAGTAGATGAGGTCAAGGCTAACCTGCAAGGCTACGCCCTGCGCCAAGATCGCATCACTTACGTTGCAAACCCTTCTGGTCTAACCACCACTAGCACACAGATTACTGTTGGCTCTGGAGGTAACCTTGCTAAAGGCATCATCGAAATTGATGATGAGTTAATCTGGATTGATAACTTCGCACCAGCAAGCAATACACTCAATGTTATCCCAGGCTTTGGTCGTGGATACCAAGGAACTACAGCATCACCTCACGCACAGTATGCACAGGTAACACTATCTCCTACCTTCCCACGTAATAACATCAAGAAGGCTATCAACGATACGATCAACAGTTTCTATCCTAAGTTATGGATTATTAACTCTTATACATTTACCTTTAACGCATCTCAGGTTACATACCCATTGCCAGATGATGTTGAAGGTGTCTTATTTATCTCTTGGCAGACAACAGGTTCTAGCCAAGAATGGCTACCAGTAAATCGCTGGCGCTTAGATGGTATGGCAAATGCTGCTACCTTTAACACAAACAATACAATCAATATCTATGAGAACGTACAGCCTGGTCGTACAATTCAAGTATGGTACACAGCAACGCCCAATACTCTTGATGCCAACACAGATGATTTTGCTGACGTTACTGGTCTACCTGATTCTTGTAAGGATGTTGTCGTACTCGGAGCATCATACAAGTTACTGTCTTATCTTGACGCTGGACGAATCAATCTCTCTAGTGCTGAGGCTGATCTAAACGACAGTAAGTTACCATCATCTGCAGGTGCTGCTGCATCTCGTTACATCTTTGCTCTATACCAGCAACGACTCAATGAAGAAGCACTCAAGTTGGCAGACAAGTACCCGATCCGTATTCACTACACCCGATAAGGAAAACCAATGGCCAGTCTCTATTCATCTACTAGCGTTGAAACAACACTACAAAATGCTATTACTACCAGTGGTGCGACATCTATGCTTGTTGCCAGTGGTACAGGTACTGCTCTTATGGGTGGTATAACTCTTGCTCCAGGCAACACGGACATCTTTACCGTTGCTATTGATGTTGACACTATCAACGAAGAAATTGTATTTATCACTAACCAGTCATCTGATACGATGACCATTGTGCGTGGCCGTGCTGGTACGTCTGCAGTGGCGCACACCGCAGGTGCATCGGTCAAGCACGTACTCTCATCATATGATCTAACCAACTTTGAGAATGGGCTAACAGGTAGTTCTGGTGGAACTGTCAGTAGTCTGCTTTTAATGGGTGGATAAGAAACCAAAACACTACAGTAAAGGAAAAAAATAAATGCCAACAAATTACAAGGTGTTAGGGCAATCTAACCCATCGGCAACGACTGCAACAACGCTCTACACCGTACCATCTGCAACACAAGCAATCGTCTCTACAATCACTGTAACCAACCAGACAGCAACTGCTGGCACATACCGTATTGCGGTCCGTGTGGCAGGTGCTACCTTGGCTGCAAACCAGTACATCGCCTATGACGTATCTCTACCTGGTAACGCTACAGACACCCTGACTCTAGGTGTGACTCTGGGAGCAGCAGATGTGATCACAGTCTATGCCTCAGCAGCAACATTCTCATTCAATGCTTTCGGAAGCGAGTTATCATAAATGACAGTTGGACGCATACCTTCGGTTGAAGGTGGTATTCAACCAACGCTATTGACAACCAAGGGCGATATTATTGTCGCTACTGGTAACGCCACCCTGGTTCGCCAGGGAGTGGGTACAAATGGACAGGTCTTAACTGCTGACTCGACTCAAGCAGATGGAGTTATTTGGGCTACGCCTAGTGCTCCAGCGTTTGTTGGTTGTGCATTAACAAAAACAGCAAGTCAATCAACAGCAAATAACACTTTGACTACTATGACTTGGGATTCAGAAACATTTGACACGGACGGTTTTCACGACAACGTGACAAACAATTCACGCATAACAATTCCAACAGGTAAAGGCGGCAAGTATCTTTTCACCGCAATCATCAATTGGAACAACAGTGCTAGCGGTTACAGGGAAGCAAGATTTACCAGAAATGGCACTGCACAAAGTTATGCAAACATTGCAGCCACACCAACAGGCGAAGCGGGCACAGTTATCACAACAATTTTGAATTGCAGTGTTGGCGATTATGTTGACATAAGGGTTGAACAATCCAGTGGCGGTTCATTAGACGTAAAAAGTTATTCAATTTTCCAGTGTCAGTATTTGGGGGCGTAAAATGACTAAATGGGCAACAATTGTCGCAACTTATCCTGAATTAACGGATAATGATTTTGGCAGAAATGGCAGCATTGAGTTACACGATGACGGAGATGGCATAGATTTTATTGCGCGATGGGATTATACAAAACCAATTCCAAACGGTATGAAAGTAGGTAAGAACTAATGGCTACAGGTAGAGTTCCAACAACGGCTAACTCGCCGTTAACAGCAAAGGGTGACCTATTCGGTTACTCCACTACCCAGGCTAGAGTGCCTGTGGGCAACGATGGGGAAACTCTCGTAGCAGATAGTTCCACTTCAACAGGCTTGCGCTATCAAGGTTCAATGGCTGGTGGTAAGAACGCACTTATCAATGGTGCTTTTGATTACTGGCAACGAGGTACAAGTTTCACGCTAACCGCTGGTGGTACATACACCTCAGATAGATGGGCAGCAACTCGCCAAAATGGAGCAGGAACAGTAACCAGAAAGTCATTTCCTGTAGATAGCAGTACCGTGCCTAACTCTGCACCTAACTTTCTTTCTTTTAACCAATCAACCGCGGCAACAGATTACGCACCAAACATTGTGCAAAACATTGAGGATGTTCGTACTTTTGCTGGTCAGACAGTAACGCTTTCTTTATACGTTAAAGCAAGCAAAACTATCGCAATTTCATTATTTGCTTATCAAAACGGTGGTTCAGGTGGAACATCACAAACAGGCTTATCACCAACAGTTATTGGTAATGCAACTACCAGTTGGACAAGACTTTCCTATACTTTTGCTATGCCGTCTGTTTCAAGTTTGACCGTTGGCACAAGTTCTATGACGCAAATCTATTTACAAATGCCACTTAATGACACTTATACCGTTGATTTTTCACAGGTACAATTAGAGGTAGGCAGCGTTGCTACTTCTTTCACTCGCGCTGGTGGCACACTTCAAGGAGAATTAGCCGCTTGTCAAAGGTATTACTTCCGCACATCTGACACAGGTTCATTTGCTAACTATGGTATGGGCTACGCTGACCAAACCACTTCACTTTATGCAAGCGTTAAATTGCCAGTATCTATGAGAGTGAAGCCAACTTCAGTAGATTATTCAACTTTATGTGCTCATATTTACAATGTCACTGCTGCATCATTAAGTGCGGTCACTTTGGAATCAACTGGAGTTAGCCGCGATTGGGGAACAGTATTGGGTACGACATCAGGTTTAACCCAGTTTAGACCTTATGGATTAAACAACAACAATTCAGCATCAGGCTACATCGGATTTAGTGCGGAGTTATAAAAATGGATAACATCAAAACAATTACAGACACAGACGGCGTTGAACACATCATCATTGACCACGGCAACGAACAATTTACCTCAATGCTCAAATCAACCTACGATGCTATGCAAGCAGAACAATCCACACCGAACCTGTCGTAGTGTGGTAATCTATGGGTATGGAAATCATACCTATGGAACAGATCGCCGAGCAGTTGCACAACAGGTACCGCACAAGTGGGTACTCTGAGCAGTTGTTCAAGCAGGATATGCAGATCATTAGACGGCTGGGTGTTCACCCTGCTCTAGCAACTTACGAGGACCTAGAGCGGGTGATACTCCAGGCTACCAGGCAGTCTACCAAGGCTACCTATGTAGCAAGGCTTAGAAGCATCTACAAGTCCCTGAATAAGATGGGGTTGGTAGGTGGTCACAACCCTGCTGAACAACTGCCACAGGTCAAGCCAGGGCGTGGTGTGCCTAAGCCTGTAACCAAGGGTGAATACCAGAAGTTGCTGGCAGAAGCCAAGAACCCAACGCTACGCAACTGGTTTATCTTGGGTGGCACAGCAGGACTTCGTGCTATGGAAGTAGCCAACATCAAAGGCTCAGACCTAATAGAGCACGAGGACGGGTACTCTCTACGAGTACAGGGCAAAGGTGGAACAGATCTAATTGTCCCAGTATCTCCAATAGTCTCAGATATGATTAGGTCATACGGAACTCTTGGCAGACTATGGCAGGTAACGCCTAATAAGTTATCCAGTAGAGCAGCCAATGAGATGCGTCGCATCCTTGGACCAGACGCTAAGCATTTCCACAGCCTTCGACATTACTTTGCAACGACGATGCTTGAGAAATCAGGCGGAGATTTGATTGCTGTTAAAGAACTTATGCGCCACACAAGCGTAGCAACAACCCAGATTTATACACAGTTAGCACAAGGACGCACTAGATCTCTGGTGAACCTTTTAGAATAAGGAGAATAGATGCCATACGGTGACGATATAACCGAGGGAATACCCTACGTACTATCCAATCCTTCAGGTGCTACTACTTATGCAGGCACCACTGAGGCATACGATGTGGCTATTGCAGGTTTACCGTTCTTCTTGCTTAACTCTGATGATGCACCTTATCGTCGTGTTACAGCCCAGTATCGCAAGCAACAGATTGACCAGACACGTGAGGCTGGAGAACAGACTCTGACTGGTTGGTGGCTACGCAGCCAATCATCCTTTCACCTTGGCGCTGGTATTAAGTTCTTTGAACCACAGCAGGAAGAGTCGCTACGCTTCCAGTACACAGAGTCTAAGGGCTTAGATGTCTGGACTAGAGGACAGGCTACCCTGCTCTATGACACAGCCAGTTTCTATGCTGGTGCTGCACCTGCCCAGTTGATCGGTGTCAATGATGGTACCAATGACTGCATCTTTGTGACAGATGGCACTGCACTCAAGAAGATTACAAGTGGTGGTACCAACACAACTATCTCTCAGGCTGGTACGGCTTCGACTATCTTTAGCCTTACAACTGATGGCTCTAACTATTACTTTATCAATGGCACACACGTTCATAAGGGTTCAGTAGGTGCATCTCCTGCCGATGCTGAGATCTATGCAGCAGCGGCTACAACAAGGGCAACCATTCGCTTTGTTAAGCAGCGCCTTATCCTGGCTAAAGAAAATGTTTTGTATGAATTAAACGCTAACGCTACAGGTGCTGCAGCCTTACCTACTGCTTTGTATACACACCCTAATCCTAACTGGGTCTGGTCATCTATTGCAGAAGGTCCACAGGCTATCTATGTCTCAGGCTATGCACCTAACGGTTCATCATCTGCAGTCTTTAAGATTACTTTAGATGCCGCAGTTCCTAATACTCTTGGTTTCCCAACACTTAATACTCCTACAGTTATTATTGATATGCCTAATGGTGAGCGCATCAATGACTTTGATGTCTACCTTGGTGTCTATGCAGTCCTTGCAACAAGTGCAGGATTTCGCGTAGGTGTGGCAGATAACAATGGAGATATCCAGTATGGACCAGTGCTCTTTGATGATGCACCGTGTAATGCTATTGCTTTCAAAGACCGCTTTGCCTACCTTACAACTTTAGTAGATGGAGCAGCAGGACTTGTACGAGTAGATCTATCTACAATAGTCCTTGCTAATTCTCTGTTCTTTCCTTGGGCTTGGGACTTGGTTGCAACTGGAACTACTACTACTGCCAGCCAGATTGCTTTCTTTGGTAACTCAGACAGGATTGCATTTACCAATGGCAATAATACCTGGGCAGAATCTACAACTAACCTAGTACCAAGTGGCTACTTGCGTACTGGTTATATCCGATACAACACACTAGAGGCTAAGATCTTTAAGTTGATGCAGGCTCGTGTAGATACTACCAATGGTGGCGTTACTATCCAATCAGTAGATGCTTCTAATAACTTCTACACTATCGGTGTCTTTGGTCAAGAGTCTGCAGTACCTCAGATCAACATTAACTATCCACAAACTGCCCAAGAGTATCTTGGCTTTAAGTTTACACTGACTCGCTCTAGTACTGATTCAACTAAGGGACCATTGTTTACTGGTTACCAATTACGTTCACTACCTGCAACACCACGTCAGCGACTCATCCAGTATCCATTGTCTTGCTTTGACCACGAGACAGATCACTTCGGAGTTGAAGTTGGCTTTGAAGGTGCAGCCTATGATCGTATGTCACAACTAGAGTTAATAGAAAACAATGGAGACACCATCCAGATTCAAGACTTTAGAACTGGTGAGTCATACCTTGGCATCATTGAGGAAATGGATTTTAGAAACAACACACCATCAGATAAAAGGTTTTCAGGGTATGGCGGTTTACTTCTAGTCACAATTAGGACGGTCTAATGCAGGCACAAGACTACGCAACAGTTGCTGTTGCAGTATGCACAATAGTAGGTGGCTTTGCTGCAGCAGTGCGCTGGATGGTTAAGCATTACCTCAATGAACTCAAGCCTAATGGTGGTTCATCAATTAAAGATTCAGTCACAAGATTAGAAGAACGCATAGATGACCTGTACCGATTAGTTGCAGAGAAATGAGTAACGATGAAACCTGTTGCCAAGAGAGCCACACCTGCCGCTATTGCTGTCCTTCGACAAGCCACAGCGATATCGCCTTCTCGGAAGAAAGCCTCAGATGGATTACTACCAAGCAAGGCACACATCAATCAGAGTCCTAACTCAGACCACAACACAGGCTTTGCAGTAGACCTAACGCACGATCCTAAGCACGGCATTGATTGCTTTGATATCTTTGAGAAGTTAAAAGAAGATGCACGAGTTAAGTACCTGATATTCCAGGGAAAGATCTGGTCTAAAGAAAAGGCCAAGCAAGGCAACAGAGTTTATACTGGAAGTAATCCACACAATAAGCATCTGCATATATCCATCAATGATGGTATGGGCAAGGACACATCACCTTGGTTCTGGTGGTTAAACCAACCAAAGATCATTAGTCAAGTTATCGCAAAGGTAACACCAGTGCCTGCTAAGAAGGCATACAAGACCGAAGTTTGTACCTGTTGCAAAGTGCACGGTGCAAAGTAATCCCCATAGGAGGAAACAATGGAACAATTCAAGCAACTCGGACTAACTTGGTTTCGTGCAGCAGCAGCATCTGCTGTAGCACTATTCCTTGCAGGTGAGTCAGACCCTAAGACACTAGCAATGGCAGCAATCGCTGGCTTTGCTGGTCCACTACTTAAGTGGTTAGACGCATCAGCACCAGAGTTTGGACGTGGGTCTAAGTAACCCACTAATGCGAGGCAGAAAGAGGCCCCTCTTCGGAGGGGCTTCTTTTTTTATGCCATAAAACTAATTGATACCTGAGTTGTAATCATCTGCCAGGTGGGTCTTGAGTCTGTGGCAGTTAGCACAGAGGGTTCTTAGATTGTCTGGGTCATTGTTGAAACGGTCACCGTCTATGTGGTCTACATCTAGTTGACTGATATGTACTGGCTTGAAGTTACACTGCTCGCAGTGGTCCTTACGGTATGCGTGGTAAGGAGAACGCAGTTTCATTTGATTGACTTTGTATACGGTATTGCACCTGTACCTACCTGATAATGGCTTAGACTTATCCCGCATCTTTATTCTGGTAGGACCACAAACTGTGCACAATCCTGTGCGTTCTTCTTCATTGATCTCAGAGAGTCTGTGATTCATCTTTATCTACTGGACAGGGGACAGTTACGATGTTGCCACAGTTAACACAGGTACCGTCAAGGAAGTACCAGACTAGTTCGTAATCTTCAAAGGATGCCATTATAGAAAAGACTTGTGAGCCACAAGGACAGACGTGTACTGGACCTAAGCCACGCAGGTCAGTACCAAATTTATCTGGTAGTTTAGCCCTAAATTTTGGCAGCCTTGGTAGACGGAACCGCAAAGTCAGTACTGCACCATCGTGCCCCCTCGGGGCACCCTGTTTTATTCGCCTCACGGCTCATATTGTAGTAACCAGTAGGTGTCGCTACGCGACGACACGCCGTTAACCCAGTATGATTGTCAGTATGACAACAATCGCAGCGATAGAGGGTATTGACTATGCAGTACTCGTGGCAGATTCACAGATCACAGAAGATAATCTCGTCACGTTAGCAACCAGTACACCTAAGATCGTTGAGGTTGGTAAGTTTCTCATCGGTATCTCAGGTGATACACGACCAGGAGATATCCTGTCGTACAACTGGAAGCCACCGTTGTATCGTGGCGAAGAACCAGCACAATTTATGGGTAAGAAAGTTATACCCAGTATCAACCAAGCATTTACAGACAACAACTACGACTACAACAAGGTGGACAAAGATGGCGGTTTTGATTATCTCGTGGCTTTTAACGGCAATGTCTTTAGGATTGCTTGTGATCTCTCTTTTTTCCAAAGTAATGTCGGAGCGTACGCTATTGGTAGTGGTGGGCAGTTTGCTCTTGGCTACCTGTATTCAATTGTCAAACCTGATATAGAGTTAGCCTATGCAAAGAGACACGCCCGTAAAGCCGTAGAGATTGCTTCGGTCCTTGACTCTAATACTGGTAAGCCCATACAGTTAGTAGTCCAGGAGAGGATGTAGCAAAGATGCATATGACAGATGAGTATGCTGCACAACACTTCCACAAAATGGGTTGGATGTGGGGCAGACTAGAAGTAATGAGAGAGCAACAAACTTGGGGCGATCTCAAAGCAAAGAGGATTGAAAAAGAATTACGTGAGAAAATTGCATTAGAAGTAGCAACCTTACAGAACTGGACAGATGATACTGGGGCTACAGTTATGTTTAAGGAACGAGTACTCGACACAATAAGGAATGGACTATGACAGATCCCAAAGAACTATTACTGACCGCACTACGTGCAGGTGATGCTAAGCGTTCACGATCTACACAGGTACAGATAGGACCATCAGAGTTAGGTGGCTGTCGTCGTAAGGTCTGGTACAGATTAAACGATCAACCTGAAACCAATGAGAACGAGATGAAGTTAGCAGCCATTATGGGTACTGCTATCCACGCAGAGATTGAGCGAGCACTAGCAGATAACCCAGATGTGCTGATTGAAACTGCAGTTGAGTACAACGGAATGAAAGCGCACATTGACTGCTTCGTACCTGGTACTGGAGATGTCATTGACTGGAAGACAAGTAAGGTGAAGAACCTTTCATACTTCCCAACAACACAACAGCGTTGGCAGGTACAGACATACGGCTACCTACTAGCAAAGAACGGTCACGATGTAAAGCGTGTGTCACTAGTTGCCATTGCACGTGATGGTGATGAGCGAGACATCAAGGTACATACAGAAGATTATGATGAGACAGTTGCACTGCAAGCATTGAACTGGCTGGAAGCAATCAAGGTAGCAACAGAGGCACCAGATCCAGAACGAGATAGTAGTTACTGTAAGTTCTATTGCAAGTTCTACGATGCATCAGGTGAGATGGGATGCGTTGGTATAAAAAAAGAACATACGGCAGTCAGTGATGTAATCATTGATGATGCTGATATTGACAGAAATGCACTGCTGTACTTACAATTAGCAGCGCAGATTAGAGAGTTAGAAAAGCATCAAGATTCTTTGAAGACTTCTTTTGAAGGACTACTAGGTACAACACCTAGTGGAGTAGAAGTCAGTTGGACAACTGTCAAGGGTCGTGAAAGTATTGACAGTGAAGAGGTAGAAAAACTACTTGGGTTTGTACCTAGGAAGTTTGGCAGTGAATCACAGCGGTTACAAATCAAACAAACTGGAGGAAAGTAAATGGCTACAGAGGGAACTAAGTATCAGATCAACTACAAGTTGCACGACGGTACACTCATCAATCTTTACGCAGCAGATGTGAAAGAACTAGAGACAGGTCTAACAGATCTATCTATGGTTGCAGCACTTATTAAGTCAACGGGAAAAGAACTTGGCGGCGTTCCAACACAACCGTCCCCAAGCGTAGAGGCAATCGCTCAGTCATTTAATGCAACACCAGTTGCAGCACCTGCTCCAGTAGTTACAGAAGGACAGGCACCTACCTGTAAGCACGGCAATATGACTTTCCGTACTGGAACATCAGCACGTGGACCGTGGAAAGCGTGGATGTGTTCTGCACCAAAGGGTGCAGTAGATAAGTGCGACCCTATCTTCTTGCGATAATTAAATGCGGGAACCTCGTGAGTACGAGAACCCGCTATGTGCACAGATAGGTGGAGACTTCTGGTTCCCTGACAAAGAGGGAACAGTAAGTTTTGGTGAAAGTCAGTATGCGAAATCAATCTGCAAGGGTTGTACTCATAAGATCGAATGCGCTGAGTGGGGAATCCACAAAGAACAGTTCGGTATATGGGGTGGGCTTGCTCCACGTGAGCGCCTTGCGATAAGAAGAGTTCGCAGAATAAATCTTGGAGGGGATGAGGAAGTTGCTTGATCTAAAGAGGGCGCTAGGTACCAGCACTATTAAGGCTGTGCCATTGCCTGATGTATGGACAGGGCTATCTGCTCAGTCCATCAAGTTTAGACGAGGGCAAGTATGTATGGTTGCTGCTGCACCTAATGCTGGTAAGAGTATGTTTGCACTTATCTATGCAATCAAGGCAAAGGTACCTACACTTTTCTTTTCCGCAGATACTGATACTGCTACCGTGTTGATGCGATCTGCAGCGCAGATCTCAGGGCACTCACAGTTAACAGTTGAAACCAATATGGATTACAAACCTGACTATTATGCACAGCATCTATCTAAGATGTCGCACATACAATGGGTGTTTGATTCAAGTCCATCACTAGATGACATTGAATTAGAAATCAAAGCCTACGTTGAACTCTATGGCATAGCACCTGAGTTAATTATCATTGATAACTTAATGAATGTTGCTGCCGAAACAGACAATGAATGGGCTGGGCTACGTGCAATTATGATGGAGTTGCACGATATGGCACGCAAGACAGAGGCTTGTGTCTTAGTGCTCCATCACGTATCAGAACAGAGTGAGTATGGATCTCCAATGATGCCACCACCACGACGTGCTATCCACGGTAAGGTCAGTCAGTTACCAGCACTGATACTTACATTAGGCTATGACCCAGGACAAGGGATGTTGCGGGTTGCTGCAGTGAAGAATCGCTTCGGTCCTCACACTGCGGATGCATCACAATGGGCTACACTATTTGTTAACTTTGCTTCCTGTCAGATTGGAGATCAAGATGCACAAGGCAGAGCATACTTGCGAGTCTGATGGCTAACAAGAACGGACGTAAAGGTTCTCAGTTTGAGACAGATGTAATGAAATGGCTACGCAATGCGGGAGTTATGGCAGAACGTTTGACTAAGGCTGGGGCAAAGGATGAGGGCGATATGGTTGTTATCATATCGGGAGAAACCTACATCCTTGAACTCAAGAACAGGCAGACCCTTTCCCTGCCTGAGTTCTGGAGAGAAGCACAAGTTGAGGCGCTTAACTACGCAAAGGCACGAGGTATCGGGGAAGTCCCTCTGTCATATGTTGTAGTTAAGCGTCGCAACGCATCAATAGATCAGGCTTGGGTAATCCAAGACCTGACGCAGTGGCTTAAGGAGAAGCAATGAACGAACAGGCTGGTTACTTTCAGACACCACCGCATTACTCGAAGGTTTGTAACTGCGGTGTCACAGTCATAGGGAGTTCTGAAAAAGGTTTACAGTCTCTAATCAAACGACACATAGAAAAAGGACCCATTCATTTAGAGTGGATAAAGGAGAACGAATAATGCCAGTACCAGGTGGAGAAATAACAACGACAGAGATACTAGTACCAGTAGAAGAAGTGGTTGAAGAATCAACTACTGAAGAAGAGGCAGATGATAGTACGCCTGAGTAGGGATGAAGTAAGAGTTTGTACGCTGCTTGCTACAGAGCGTTGGCTTGCTAAGTATGGGTCAGTAGATAGACCTAACTATGCAGAGGGTAAGAAGAACGGCTACTTAGAGCACGAACTTCTTGCCAATGTGCGAGCCAACGTCTCTGAGTGGGCGGTTGCATCTCTTACTGATACTGCTTGGAATGTACCGTGGTATCCTAATGAACTACATCCTCGTCGGGCTAAGTTGCCTGATGTGGGTAATAATTTTGAGGTACGTACGGTACGTACACGTGATTCAATTCCATTTTGGAATAAGGATAACGGCAAGATCATAGTAGGTACAAAGATTCTTGATGAAGATTACTACTCACAGGTTGAAGTCTATGGTTGGTGCAACCCTGAAGAGTATGCAAAGTCCCAGTACAGGGATGAAGCCATCGGTGGATGGCGTGTACCAGTAACAGATTTGAAGGAGTTCTAATGATTTGTAATAACTGTATGGATGCAGGTGTAGAAAATTCACTAGCCCATTACAAACGTGCTGCTAAGTATCACGACAAGTGCAACGACAAGGGGTGTGTATGCCAGCACAAGACTGGTCCAGGGTACGTAAAGCGGGAGGGTTCAAAGGTCCCGTTGATGCAAACACAATCCCCATAGGAGCAATCGTTCTTCACTATGGTGGGGAAGTAAGAGAAGGTAGGAGCGCATCTGTTAGATGCTGCATCCACCCAGACAAAAGGCGTAGTGCTGTCATCAATACATATGACAACCTATTCTTTTGTCACACCTGTGGAAAGGGTGGCAACGCAGTAAATGTTGTCGGTATTATAGAGAACTTGGAGTTTAAGGATGCACTCAAAAGAGCAATCGAAATCGCTGCTGGAAGCGGTCACACATTACAGCAAAAACCTGGACGAAAAGGCGCTGGCCTACCTCGAAGGACGTGGAATCTCTGAAGATGTTGCCCAACAGTTTTCGTTGGGTGTTGTAACTGATCCCATCAATGGTCACGAAACCCACACGGGCTGGCTTTCTGTGCCCTATCTGACGGCACTTGGTATGTGTGTGGGAGTAAAGTTTCGCAGGTTAGATGATGGCAAGCCTAGATATGGTGCACCAGCAGGACAGAAGGGTCACCTGTATAACGTTGCTGACATCACCATTGATTCATCTGTTGTAGTTGTATGTGAAGGTGAGTTAGATGCGGTAGTTGTATCAGGTATCTTGAACCTACCAGCGGTTGGAGTACCAGGAGTGCAGGCTTGGAAGCCACACTTTAATAAGTTATTTACAGGCTATGACACCGTGTACATAGTAGGTGACAACGACATCAAAGAGGATGGCACCAACCCTGGTGCAGAGTTCTCTCGTCGTGTGTCACAAGAGGTAATGAACTCACGTATAGTATCCTTACCACCATCAATGGACATCAATGACTTCTACCTTACACACGGTAAAGATGAGGCATTGAAATTATTTGGAGGCGTTTGATGTATGACAATGACCGAGAGCGAATGGGTCACGATGCTACAAACTTTGCAGCATTTGGGCTTCCAAATCCTAAGCCACGATCTATCACAGGAGACAGTCTTAATAAGGCCATTGCCGACAAGATAGATCACCAGCACGTTAAGTTTGTTGTTGATATGTGGGAAGTATTAGATGCAGCGGGCAACCTGCTCATCAAGAAGCACAAGGACTACGGTCCTACTAACATAAGTCTGTCTCCAGGTGGACCTCTCAATGGTTTGCGTGTGCGTATGCACGATAAGACTGCACGCATCAACCACTTGATTGATAGCGGTGCAACACCAGAGAACGAGTCACTGCGTGATTCCTTTATTGATCTACTGAACTACAGTGCTATTGCACTGATGGTATTAGATGGAACTTGGCCTCGTGACTAAGCCACACCCAATACTCAACGACCTTGTACCTAGCGTGGTCACCATTGTGCACCGTCGCTATCGTAAGTATGTAGATCGTGCTGACCTCACGCAAGAAGCATACGCTTGGTTGATGACACGTGTGTCCTACTTCAATGGGTTACTCAATGAAGAGGATGATACTAAACGCCTTATCAATCAGAAGCGTATTGCATTTCAGATGAGGCGTGGCATTGAACGCTATGCCCGCAAGGAGAAGGCTACTAGGTCTGGGTATCAGACCAATGATGAGTCCTTCTATGATGTTACTACCATTGCACAGTTGTTACCATACGTTATCGCAAGCGTGGTCAATGATACTGCCATTGAACAAGCACAGAACTTAGTCAATGATGGCACACCACGCAAGCCCGCAGCCCCAGCAGAAGGTGGCAACCTATTAGCCACACTCATTGACATCAAGAAGTCTTATGAGTTACTAGAAGAAGATGAGAAGAACATCCTGCGTCTTCGATACCACGAGAACTACACACTGCAACAGTTAAGTGAAGCAACAGAGTGTGCTATCTCTACTGCTGATCGCAGATGTGGCAATGCATTACGTAAGATACTTAACTTTATGGGAGGAGAGTCGCCTTACCAATGATGTATGACTATAACTGTCCTGAGTGCAAGGCAGAACTAACTATTGAACGTAGCATCCACGAAGAACCACGTGAACCATCCTGCTTTGAGTGCCACATACCTATGATACGTAAGTGGGATGCACCATCTATTACATTTAAGGGCAAAGGCTTCTACTCCACAGGCGGATAGCAAAGAACCCCACCGCAGGAAGGGTTTGCGGTGAGGTCCTAGTCGCCCGAAAGGAGGATGCACTTATAGTGTATCAGTACCATCCTCTTCTGTCGCTATGTTGGAGAGCGCGACACGCAGATTTTCCATAGCGGTGTTCAAGGTATCGTAGACCGTGAAGGATTTGTAGTTCAGGTTGTCCACTACGCTCTCTAAGGAGTTGAGCAATTCCGTAAGCCGTACTTCGTGGGTTGTCTGCGAGGTGGTCAAACCTGCTCTCACGGGTCCATAAGGTGACAAGACATCTGATCTGGTTTTGATTGTAACCGAGTGCTCGTGCGTAACTAACTGCAAGTGCCTTGTTCTCACGCTTCTCCTCCATTGTTGCCTTCGTCCGTGCTTCTATGAATGTTTTCTTTGAGGACAGGTGCACCTCGTCCGTCTGCTGTGCGGACACGAACACCAACAACAGGAACAGTATTACCGCTAAGGTCAAGCCACGTTTTGCCTTCTTGTTCATCTGTCTTCTTCTCCATTTCGAGCAACTGCTTATAGGTATCAGGGTATAGATGAGCAAGGCGTACTAACGCACGATCTCTTGCCCTTCTGTAATTACGTTGGCGCACTGCTTGATTAGCAGCACCGCGCAATCTCTTATTCTCCGCCTCCATTGTTTGTCTTATCCTCCCATACGATTAGAACATAGGCTATCAGCATCACGATAACAATTCCCACTACTAGACTCATTGTGCACCTGCCATTACTGCAAAGACAATCTTTGTGATGTCAATGGGTTCAATTATCAATCGCGCATCCTCTTCCCCTGCTTCCCAGCAAGAGACTAATAGGCGTGAGTTGAGAGGTGATTGGCGTAGCCATTGGACTGCGCTATGCGGATCTTCCCCGCCCCATACTGCATTACCTTCTGCCGTTGCTATCTCGTAGAAGTTTACCAGTTTATTCTTTGGGTGGAATCCCACCACGTTATCAGTTGTCATCTTCTCCTACTTTCACATCAACCCACACGAAACCCTTGGTGTCCTTGCTGAGTTCACCTAAGATATTAAACCAGCGTTGGTCTAACTCTGCCGTAATCGTATACTTACTCATCACTTCCTCCTTCGTTGAATGTATCTACCATAGACAGAGCGTGCACCATACGCATCAGGTTCATACCTGCCTCCTTCTCTGTTGCTTCATCTTCAATCTGTATCAGCGCAAGGTCACGGCACAATTCCGCTTTGGCTTTCCAGTAGTCTACCGTAGGCTCAGACATTATCAATCTCCTCTACTTCGTGGAAGTATTCCACCAGTTTGTTGTCTTCTATTTCGCTTAACTTGTCACGCATATTAGCAGCCCACATACGGGCTTCTTCTTCAGTCTTAAACTCATCTCGTGTACGGTATACAACCTTGGCAATTTTTATCTCAAACTCCTTCATCTTCTACACCTTCCTTGATTACATCATTGATGGTCTTCTCCACCTTGTCTGTTGGTAATTCAATCTTAGATAGGGCTTCACCTAGCGCGGTGCGCCAGTTGGTTGCCTGCCCTGTGGATAACTGCTTAGGCTCATCACCTGCAAAATCCCACAGTTCCACGTCATACTGCTTGTTGGCGGGTGCAATCACCACGGTGAATACAAACTGCGCCATCTTATCCTGCTCACTCATCATCTTCTCCTTGTGGGTATGCTCCATTGACTACATTCATTACGCTTAATGCGTGCTTCAACTGCTCAATCAACCCTTCTTCTGCGGGTTCGTACTCTCCGTCTCCTAAGTAACCACTAGACCACTCGCTTGTCTCGTAGTCGTAGATAGTTCCCTCCTCAAAGCGTGCCTCTTCTACTGAAACATCCCAGACCCACGCTTTCATTGCTTCATCATAACTAACCACAAAGTGGTGTACTTTACTCATCATCTTCTCCTTTGTGCATCATCTTCTCCAACCAATATGCCACGGTGACTATTGGGATTCCATATACTAACAGCAAGCCCCACAAAACTATCGCATCATTCATCACGCTCTCCCTTGTGATAGTTGGTAGCCCTTATTTTCTACTTCGTAATCCTCGCACTCATCACAAGCACACCGCAAGACCACCCAATCCCCGCCGTCGTATCCTTCTCCTATCGCTAGGTATTCCTCTCGCGTGAGCCAGAAGAAGGTGTCGTCATCTTCATCTTCTAGTTGCTGTGCGTTTGGTTCTATCTGTCCCTCATCTAACACCGCAAAACGGTGCACCTCTTCTTCTTTACTATCCTTCCATTGGATTAAGAATCTCACGCCATTTCCTCCTTCTCACATATACATAGCCACATAACCTGCCCGCAATCCTCGCAATAATCTTTCATCTTATCCTCCTTACACAGCCACGCTGTGATAGTTAACGAATCCTTCGAATGAATGTGTACCGTCTATCGCTGTCACCGTCTGCTCCTGTAAGTCAATCAAGACCCACGCCTCATCCATACAAGGTTCAGCCGATACCCATAACCCAAAACCTGTCTCGCTGTCCCACTCGTTACCGATTAACTGGCTGACAATGATGCGGGTGGCATAAGAGTCATCTCCCCAGCGTGGACGGGCTTTTGCTATTGCCCTGCCCGCATCCTCCAATGCCGTCATCTCCCCCCAATGTGAGTAAAGGCATATATAGTTGCCCTCTTCTTGCTTGATGTTGAATATAACCCTTGCTCCCATTTACTTTCCCTCTCTCTCTTTCGCCCGTTGTGCGCCTAACTTGCGCCATTCATTCATTTCAATTTCGTGGATGAGTTCGTCTAAGTTATCCATTACTTGCCCGCTTTCTCGTGAGATAGTGCAAGACCTTTAAGACGCTTGAATTCAGCGGGCGCAACTGTAATCTTCATAGATTCGCCGTCGTCGTATCCACAAATAGCCCCGCGCCCTTCGTATCCTTCTTCTATCCAACCGAGAATCTGACCCGCTGCGGTTGTGCGAATCCACCCGCGCCGAGGGTTTCCCGTTGTCGTATTGGTTGTGCCGATATAAATTAACATTCTAAGCCCCTTCCTGAGCCTAAGGCGGGGCGGTGTGCCCCTTACCTTGTGCCCCCGCTAGGTCGTGAACCTGCGCCGTCTATACGGTGCGGGGGCGGTCTTGCTTACGCTACCCTGTCGCCTTCCTCCAAGGCTAGGAACTTATCCCGCCCCGCAATATCTCCCACGCTTAGGCACAATTCCCCCGCGTGCTTGGCGCATAGGTACCGCGCCACAATATAGCCTGACACGGTAACCCGCGCCATATTCTCGCACTTGTCACACTTGTCCATTACTTCCCCTCCTTCCACATCTCGGGGGCGATAGCCCCTAGCCCTGCCCCGATTAAGCCCCATTCCACTAGCAGGCTCACTACATTGTCGAACTCTTGCTCATTCTGCATATGGTCAATCAAATCTAGGACAAGGTGCCCTGCTTGCTCGTCTGGGTTGTAAATCATTACTTCACCCCGCAAGCGGTAAGGAATCGGGCGCGGTCGAATCTAGGGTTATCCTCTTGAAATGCCGTTCCCAAATCGCGGGCTATATCTGCCCCTATCGTCTCTTCTAAGTCGCAAATGCGTGAGAAGTATGCAAATACTTCTGCTATCATTACATAGTCTTTACGTGTCATTCTTGTTACTCCTCTTAGGTCAATTCAAGCGGTGTGCTTGATAAGAGAAACAATATACGGTTGTCTACCGTATGTCAACACGAAACAAGGGTTTTTTGATAACAGTTTGGTAACGTTTGGCTGGGTGAATCCTGAGAATGTTAAGGGATAGCCGTGTCGATATGTCGACAATTCAAAGGGTGTTCGATAGTTGAATGTTCAACTACTTTATTACTCGTCGGTAACATAGTGGATTCAACAAGGTAGACAGTTGAGCCTTGAATGTCTAAGTCTATGGAAAGAGTTTATTATTGGACAGAATAGATTGATATGTAGACCCGCCGAAAGTACTGCCCGCCCTCTTTTATTCTATAAAGTTATCCACAGGGTTATCCACAGGCTGTGGACAGTTGGCAACGCGGTCGGGCGTGTCGCAAAAGCCCTCCCCTAGGTGTTAAGTTCCGACACCACTACATACATACTCCCCAACAAAAAATATACGCTAAAGTGAGACCACCCGTAATGTCCTAATTTGTACACATATTCTTAGTGACCTTGGTCACAAAACGTAAATAAAATCTACCGTAGACGGGAAATCGGTTATTTTTTCTGCCTTATATATAGTAGGGAGTAAAACGAACCAGTACTAGTTTTACGACCGATACTCGCTACGTTGGCACTACGCGAGTCCCCCTAGGACGAGCACCAACTTACCCCTCGCTGCGCTCTCGGCTTGCTCGGGCGTCAAGCCCGAACTGTGCGGTGCACGGCACCGCTTTTAGTGGGGATAGTTCTATCTCCAGTATAGAGATCTCTTCCCCAGTAAAATTTTTTTACGCGCCTTCGGCGCTCTATTAGAGGAGACCAGATGTCCGAGAAGTCCAGTGACATCGCCAAGCGTCTGATCCTTTCAGGTGTAGCAGAAGGCCTAACCATCGAAGCAGCCACGGCTGCTGCTGGTAAATCCTACAAGACCTACGAGTACTACCGCAGGACCGATAAGGTCTTTGCAGACAAGATGGACCGAACACGCCTAGGACTCAAGGACAAGAACTTTGCCTCATCCGATGTCCACGATTTGACCTTTGCAGAGTTCCGTGAACGCTACCTACACTCCAAGACTTTTCCACACCAGCAGAACCTCATCGATGTAATCGAAGGCAGAGAACCTGGTTGGCTACATCCCAGTATGAAGTACGAACCTGGGCTGGCTAGTAACCGTATTCTTATCAATATCCCGCCCAACCACGCCAAGTCAATGACGGTAACTATTGACTACGTTACCTGGCAGGTATGTCAGAACCCTAACTTTCGTGTGCTGATTGTCTCTCAGACTCAGCAACTAGCAGCAGACTTTCTCTACGCCATCAAGCAACGCCTGACTCATCCTAACTATGAAGCACTGCAACAGGCTTACGCTGCTGGCGTAGGGTTTAACTCTAAGACCGCTTCTTGGCAAGCAACCCGTGTGACCTTTGGTGATGAACTGAGAGAATCCTCAGAAAAGGATCCAAACATCGAAGCCGTCGGTATCGGTGGTCAGATCTACGGTAAGCGTGCAGATATGATTATCGTAGACGATGCGGTGACATTAAAGAACGCCAACGAGTTTGAGAAGCAAATCCGCTGGTTAACCCAGGATGTGCGTTCTCGTCTTAACCCTACTGGTAAGTTAATCATTATCGGTACCCGCGTTACAGCAATTGATCTCTACAAAGAACTACGCTCCGAGGACCGCTACCCTGGAGGTCTAGTACCGTGGAAGTACTTGGCAATGCCAGCATTACTGGAGACACACGAAGACCCCGACAAGTGGGTTACCCTGTGGCCAGCATCCGATGCTCCCTTTGATGGGCAGATGGAATCAGATTTGAATGAGGATGGACTATACCCACGCTGGAATGGTCGTAACCTTTACAACGAACGACAAGCAATGGATGCTTCTACCTGGGCGCTGGTTTACCAGCAGCAGGATATATCAGATGATGCAATCTTTGACCCAGTATGTGTGCGAGGTTCTATAGATGGTATGCGTAAAGCAGGTCGCTTGGTTCCTGGTAACCCAGGCCATCCGCGTGACCTTAGCGGCTTTTCAATTATTTGTGGTCTTGATCCCGCTATGGTTGGTGATACAGCCGTCGTTTGTTACGCTATTGATCGGGTTAGTCATAAACGCTATATCGTTGATGCTATTAAGATTACTCGTCCTACGCCTGCTGCAATCCGTCAGATAATCTTTGACTGGACTGCGCTATACCAGCCCACCGAGTGGATTGTAGAAAAGAATGCATTCCAATCATTCCTTACGCAAGATGAGGGAATCCGTCAGAACCTGGCCTCCAGAGGAGTGCTACTGCGGGAACACCATACTGGATCCAACAAGTGGGACTCAGGCTTCGGTGTTGCATCAATGTCAACTTTGTTCGGCACCAAGCAGCACGACGGTAAACACCACAGAGACAACCTTATTCATTTACCTTCTGACCAAACTGAAAACATTAAGGCGCTCATCGAGCAACTAATTACCTGGTCGCCTACTACTAAGGGTAAGACCGATATGGTGATGGCGTTATGGTTCTGTGAGATCCGCGCCCGTGAAATGCTCAACCAAGGTATGCACAAGACACACCATATGAAGAATCCATTCCTGTCTCGTAGTGAGATAGGCAAACGAACAGTTATCAACATAGATGAACTGCTCGCAGAAAAAGATCGTACGTTCATCTAACAAGGAGATAACAATGCCAAATATGGAAAAGAAAGTACCTGCATCAATGTTAAAAAAGACAACTGAAAAGGCAAAGCAAGCAGCAAAGGTAGTTATTACTGGCTCTGCTTCTAGTAAGCCACAAGTTTCTAATTCAATGATTAAGTCTCAACCAAAGACTACTACAAAGCCAAAGGCCCCAGCAGTTTCAAAGACCACTAAGACTCCTACGCCTACAACAACTAAGGCACCTGCTAAAACAAAGATGACTCCACAAGATGCAGCAATGCTTAAGATTCTTAAGAAGAAATACGGCGCAAACGTATACAAGGGATAAGGACTTAAATTGTTATCAACTAAAGAGGTAGTAGCCAAGGTTAATCGCCTACAGACGCGCTACTCCGCACGTGACCAGAGAATGCGTGATGTGCTCTCTGTACGTCAGGGAGACATTAGCAAGGTTTACCCTGCAATGTTTTCAGAGGAATACCCAAAGCCTCTAGTTGCTAACTTTATTGACGTAGCAGCACGTGACCTTGCAGAAGCAATGGCACCGCTACCATCATTTAACTGCGCTGCAACCAATATGGTTTCAGACTCAGCACGTAAAGCAGCAGACACACGTACTCGTATTGTTAACCATTACATCAGCGCATCTGAACTACAAATTCAAATGTATACTGGTGCTGATTGGTTTAACACCTACGGTATGTTGCCAGGTATGGTGGAGATGGACTATGAAACCAATAATCCGAGAATACGTTTGCTTAATCCTTTTGGTACTTATCCTGAGATTGATAGATTTGGTCGTACCGTCTCGCTCACGCAGGTAATGGCATCTGATGCTGAGACACTTGCAATGCAGTACCCAGAGTTCTATGACCAGATTATGCCAAAGAATGTCTATTCTCCTGGCTCACCTTATGTGTCACTAGTTCGCTACCACGACAAAGACCAGGATCTAATCTTTATTCCAGAGCGTAAGAACCTAGTACTCTCAAACATTCCAAACCCTATTGGTAAGTGTATGGCATACGTTGCTATGCGCTCATCTATTGATGGTGAAGCACGTGGACAGTTTGATGATGTGTTATCAGTTCAACTTGCTCGTGCTCGCTTTGCAGTATTGCAGATTCAAGCAGCAGAAAAGTCTATCCAAGCACCTATTGCTATCCCACAGGATGTGCAAGAGTTGGCACTTGGTCCAGATGCAATTATGCGTTCTGCTAATCCACAAGGTATCCGCCGTGTTCCTTTGGAACTACCACCTGGAGTCTTTACAGAGTCAGGTGTACTAGAGCGTGAATTGCGTTTAGGTTCTCGTTACCCAGAGGTTCGCTCAGGTAACATTGATGCATCTATCGTTACAGGTCGCGGTGTACAAGCACTACAAGCAGGCTTTGATACACAGATTAAGTCAGCACAAGCACAGTTTGCTCGTATGTTTACAGACCTTGCTTCTCTTTGCTTTGAAGTAGATGAGAAGATCTTTGGTTCTATGCAAAAGGAAATCAAGGGCGTAGATGATGGTACTCCGTTTAATATGAAGTACATTCCATCAAAGCAGATTGATGGCAATTACGGTGTAGATGTTCGCTACGGCATTATGTCTGGTATGGATCCTAACCGTGCCATCATTGCTTTACTACAAATGCGTTCAGATAAACTCGTATCTCGTGACTATGTACGTCGTGAGATTCCAATGGAGTTAAACGTAACGCAGGAGGAACAACGTGTTGATATCGAAGAAATGCGCGATTCTTTGCGGGTGGCTGTTGCTCAGTATGCTCAAGCCATTCCAGCCCTTGCAGCGCAAGGTCAGGATCCTTCGCAAATCATTACGCGTATCGCAGAAGTTATCCAAGGTCGCCAAAAGGGACTTCAACTAGAAACTATTATTGGTAAGGCATTTGCGCCAGAACCTGCGCCAGAGATGCCAGTAGCACCAGAACTAATGCCAGGTGCACCTCAAGTTCCAGCAGCGGGAGCACTCCCTGCCCCTGCCTCGCAGCCAACTCCAGAACAACCAGGAGGCGCACCCGCTGCTGCTCAACGTCCAGATATAGGCCAACTACTAGCCGCCATTGGCGGGGCAGCATAAAGAGGGGGTGTAAATATGAACAAAGGATCACGTGCAGCAGCACCAATGTCAAAGCCAGTCGAGGGCAAGAAGGATACTTCTAAGCCAGCAGGTGGCAAGGTAGTACCATCAATGATGCCAGCAGGTCGTCGCGGCAACGCGGTAAAAAAGGGTTAATATAATTCTAATGAAAGGTACTGGGCGTGGAGAATAATAACAATGATGTTCCGCGTCCAGTACACTTCGCTGACTTTTTAGTTACCCTTTCAGGATTTGCACACAACATTGCATCATCTGTATCTACATTTACAGAAGAGATAATGGAAATAGCAATCTACAACGCTAATAGAAACTCCAAAGTCAATAAGGCTTGGGAGCAATTTACAAATGATTTAGAAAAGATACAGGAGGAAACCGATGGTAGATAACCCAATCAGGGGCGTATCAGGTCCTGGCAAATTCTCCGTTCGTACAGATTTACCAGCATCAGAAAATTACGGTGACCGTAAGGCTATGGCAGAACAAATAGCAGGAGCACCTACCGCTAGAACACCAGATGTTCGCGGATTACCTACAGGTCAAGTTCAGGCTGCAGCACAGGCTGCGCCACAACCACCTGTCACAGAATTGTTTGCACCAACACAACGTCCAGATGAACCAATCACATCAGGTGTTGCAGTAGGACCAGGCCCAGGACCAGAGGTAATGGGTTATGCAGGTCAGTCAGAAAAACTATCTGACATTTTATCTCAGATGCTTCCATACGATACAGACGGTGAAATAGCAATCCTTTATCAGCAAGCCGTATCCAGAGGTCTGTAATGGCAGAAACGCCAAAGAACTCTAACTTATCGCAGGCTGCATTTCGTGCAGGTCTTAATCCGTCACAGACTCGTCAGATTGATGGTCTTGCATCAGCGCTATCTACACACCAGCGCTTATCGGATTTACCTAAGCAGTATGCCTACGATGAGTTTAACAAGTTACCTAACAACAAGAAGCAGTCGCTAGTAGCACTGACTGGTACTAACAAGCCAGACTCAGATGAGCCTAACCGTTCTTGGTTAGAAACTGGTGCTCACTACGCCTTTACTCCTTTTAAGGTAGCAGCAAAGACTTTGTTTGATGCACTCGATTACGCATCCGATACTATGACTCGCGTCTACCGTACTGGTGCAATTGCTGCAAATGAAAACATTAACTTTGGTGATGCCTGGGGCAAAGCAGGTCGTGACGGTGAGAACGTATTTATCCAAGACCGCATTAACACTGCAGTGTCTCGCTATGGCGCAGCACGTGTAAACGTAGCCAAGCGTATTTCAGCAGGTGTTGATCCTGCTATTATTTTTGCAGAAGCACAGAACGAAGAAGAAAAGCGTATTGCTGCACAAGCACAGCAGAGCGAAACACGCGAGATTATTGATCCGCTACTTCGTGATGCAGTAGCAGAAGTAAACGCTGCTAAGTATTCTCCAGGTCGTCAGTTAGCAAACCTATTCTTACCTCGTGATCTTGAGGGTGATGGAATGCTCTACTCTTGGATTTCAGGTGCAACAGATGCAACCTATCGAATCTTTATGGATCCAACACTTGCTCTAGGCAAGGCACGTAAGGTTTACCTTGGTGGATCACAGGCTCTTAAAATTACTGGCAAGTATGCAGCAACTGCAAAACTTGGTAGTGCTGAGAAGGTATCTAAGTATTTTGATACTACAGACATCTTCGGTACAAAGAATGTACAGAACCTATGGACAGATTACACAGATCGTTTTACAAAGTATGTTGCTGCAAAGAACTCAGGAGTAACTGAGGATATTGTTGCAGCACGTACTGCACTTAACGATCTTGCACCAGAACTAAGCGATGACTTTATTGTTTCTTTCAAGTCTTTTGGCGACAAAGAGTTTGGTAGCAAGTGGGACCTAGATACTGCTAAGGCTTTCCTATCAGATGCCTCAAAGGTTGAGCCTATGCTCTACGGTCAGGCTGGTGCACGTATCAAGTTAGCACCACGTATGTCTCCTGCACGCAAGGCGCGAGTACTTGCGTTAACTACAGGACGACGTATATTTGATATTGATAAAGACTCTCGCGCTCTTATCCAGACAATGGAAATGACGGACGACTCAGCATTGCTTCAGGCTATTGTAGGTAGTGAAACACTATCTCCAGTAGAAGCAGGCACAGCGTTTGCAGGCAAGATTATCGAAGGCCGTCAGAACATTAAGCGATTTACTCCAGAGTATTTTGCTGATCGTCTTGATCGTATCAAGGCCAAGTTCACACCTATTGCTTCATTGGTGGATGATGAAGCATTTGACCATACATCAAAAACAGCGCCACAAGATTTTTTCCGTTACTCACGTCAAGCGCTAGGTTCATACCACGCTAAAGCGTTTACTGAGATCTACGCATCATCTGATGTGGGTCAACGCAAGTTAATGATGAAGGGTATCCAGGCAACAGTTGGAAACCTTATCGGATTAGATAAGACTGAGGGTGGACGTAAGTTACTCAGGGCTATCTCAGATGAAATTTTTACAGGTGCTACCTACTCAGCACGTAGCGCAGATGGTTCTATTCCATCAGAAGTTGATGGCATTGATAGCGCATTGTACTTTGCACAGACATCGAATGTTTCTCGTGTTATTGGTCTACGCGATATGCAGCGCTTTGCAGGACGTGAATCTTGGCTCAGCCGTGTATTAGGTATGCAATACAAAGAAGGTGCTGAACGTATAGTAGATGCTTGGACATTTGGAACTATCGCAGGTCCACGTTTCCCAGTACGTAATGCTATTGAAGATTACACAATGGGTATTCTCAATGGTCAATCAATTCTCAAGACTGCTCGTTCACGTCGTACAGCAACTAAGATTCGCTTAGGTTCTGGACAAGACCTAGGTATGATTAACCGTGTTGTTAAGCGCAAGGATCAAGAGTACTTCAAGACTCGCCTTGCTGCAGTTGATGGTGAAGTCGAAGCAATCAAGCAATTGATTAAGCAAGGAATCCTCAAGAACGAAGATGTTGCTTCATATCGTGGTTTAACTTCACAGCAAAGATTGCAACAGCGCCGTATTATTATGGCAGAGGCTTTGCTAAGTTCTAAAATCAATGACGCTGCTAACGTAGATATCTTGGAAAAACTACCAAGCCATATCAAAGACTTTGTTAAGTACGGCAACCTAGATGCTCTACTACGTGGAGCAGGCGAAGGCGCATCTAACGCAATCAGTGGGCTTAACGCATCATCACGTGCGATAGCAACTGCAGATCGTAATGGAAAGACTGTTGCACTTACATTTAATGACAAGGCAATGCGTCCAATCGGTGGCAGTGGCTTTACACAGAAGTCTCTTATTGATGACCAGGGTAAACTTGCCTGGGGTTGGAACATTATTATTCGCGGAACTGATGATCTCGGTGAGCGTGCTATCCAACTGTTTGACGATAAGATTACACAAGAAGATTTTGTTAACGAACTAGCACCATATATCGGGTCATTTGGCGATCAACTGACAACCTTTATGCGATATACAAAAGAAGGCTACACACCACAGCAACACGCTGCAGCAATCTATGATGACCTAAGAAATCTCTTTAGTCGTCAAGATGGCAAGTCTATCAATATGGAATTACTAGGTAAGATCCGTAAAGTAGATGCAGATGGTAAAGCATTCATTGATTTAGAGGATTTTAACCTAGAAGACCTACCAACAAACATTGAAGATTTTCCAGCATCTGTAGCAGGACCTGCATTTATGCCAGTAATGGAAAGCAAGAACATCCTTACTGACCTATCTAAGCGTGGATGGACCTGGTTAGGTGAGTCAAACGCACGTTTCTCACGTGAACCATTGGTAATTAACGCAGCAGTTCGCTACTACGATGACCTTAATGCACCTGGTGGCTACGCAGAAGACTTGATTAAGCAGTACACCAAGGGAATTACAGACCCAGTAGCACGTGAGGCTGCAACAGATGCAGCAAAATCACAGGTTGTACGCATATCTGAGGAACTTGCACTGGAATCTACGCTTGCATTTGTGGATAACCCTGCACTTCGCACACAATTAGCGTGGTCTGCACGTAACTTTGCTCGTTTCTACCGTGCAACTGAGGACTTCTATCGTCGTTTGTACCGCACTGCTAAGTATAACCCAGAGGCTATACAGAAAGCAGCACTAACTTATGAAGGCGTAAGCCATTCTGGGTTTGTACAGAAGGATGACCAGGGAGAAGCGTACTTTGTTTACCCTGGATTGGCTCCAGTGTACGGCGCAATGAAGAAAGCACTAGATGTATTCGGTCTTGGAGACAAGTTCGTAGCACCACTACCACTAGAGTTCAGTGCAAAGTTAAAGATGCTTACACCATCCTTTGATCCTGAGTCTTGGATGCCAACATTCTCTGGTCCGTTAGCAGCATTACCGCTAAACACTATCTATTCTCTAGTACCAAGCCTTGCCAAGTCAGAGAACGCAATCGTTGCTCGTATTGGCAAGGAACTAGGTACAGCAGAACGTGCAACTCTAGGTCCTATTGGACAAGATCAGCCGTTTATTAACGCATTGCTACCAGCACACGTTAATAGATTACTTGCTGCTATGAACAAGGATGAACGTGAGTCTCAGTATGCATCAGCATTCCGTAAGGCTGTTACATACCTAGAAGCAGCAGGTAAGACACCAGGTGCTGACGCATCTCCAGGTGAGATGAAGACATATCAAGAAGCACTAGAAGCAACAGTCCAAAGTATTCTTGGTATTCGTTTCGTTGCAGGATTCTTTGCTCCAGCAAGCCCATCTGTAACCTTAAAGTCAGATATGGCTGAGTGGGCACGGGATAATGGAAGTGTTAACTTCAAGCAGACCTGGAACAAGTTAATTAACAAGTACGCTGAGCAGGGATCTGAGGATCCATATGGTGAGGCTATGGCAGATTGGGTGAAGTACTTCCCTAATCAGATTCCATTTACTGTTAATGAGTCAGATCCACAGGTATTACCATACTTCCAGTCCAGCAACTCAGCATCAAAGTGGGTAGAAGATAACCGTGCTTTGGTTAAAAGATATCCACAGGGTTCAGCATTCTTGATTCCAAATACTGGTGAGTTTACCTACGATGCCTACCAGACATTGATGAATGAAGGCTATCGCCAGAAGAAGTTGATCGGTGATTACCTCAAGGAAGTATCAGTAGCCAAGGATGAGCAACTCTATTACTCACAAAAGGCTACACGCGATGAGGCATTAACTGGTGCCTTTACAGATCGTGAACGTACCATTATCAATGACAACTGGCAGATGTGGTCAAAGGAATTTCTAGCAGCACGTCCATTACTTCGTATGGAGTTTGCTAGTGCAGCAGAAAACACCATCAAGCGTGACGCAGCATTTTCTGATTTACGTGAGATGATTAAAGAACCAAACCTTACAGGTCCTACTATCAGCCGTTTGCGTGAGATGGTACGTGAGTACGATGAGTACGAGATACTTACTACTACTCAGTACAACTCAAGTTCAGACCGCGATATTAGAATCCGCAAGTCCTACAAAGAATCATTAAGACTACGTTTGCAGGAGATTGCAGCAGGAGATCCTAGTGCAGTATCCACATACAGCGTTCTATTTAGCAGATTGATTGGTGAATAATGGCAGAGACGTTTATACCTTTTGACCCAAAGAAGGTACCAGCAACATCCATTATCACAGGTGGCACAACAACAAAGACTAAGCAATACCAAGGTTCTACCCTTGTAGATGTCGTTGTATCTGAGCCAACATTTGCAAATCCAAATCAATTGCTTGCAGATTTTGAAGGATTTACTCCTGACTACCGCAAGTCTTTGGCACAGAAATTAAAGGCTGCTGGATATTACCGTGGTGATGTTACTGGCAAGCCAACTCTTAAACTGCAAGAAGCATACTTCAATGCTTATGAAGATCTTAATGCTTACACACGCGACAAGTTCACACGTCTTCCTGGTGCAGCACAGCAGACTACACCTGTGGATAACCTTGAAACATTTCTTTCTAATCAAACAACAGGTGATGGTGGCGGTGGCGATGGTGGATTCAATGTAATCCAGCAACAGCGCAAGTTCAGCCCTGACACTATCGAAGCAACTATTGACAAGGTGTTCCGTGATCTAACAGGAAGCGGTGCGTCTCAAGCGCAGATTGCTAAGTATACAAAGAACATTGAGAAGCAATTAGCCAACCCAAAGAACCTTGGACAAACAGAGTACAAGGATATGGGCGGTGGAGTACAGCGCCAGATTGTAACTGAGGCTGCGTTTAATCCAGAGGCATACCTTATCGAAGAAGTATCTAAGGGTGATCCTGCTAAGGCAAGCAGCGTAATGGGATTCTATGAAGCATTCAACAAGTTTATTGGGAGGGGCTAATGGCTAATCCAGTCACCGCTAGATTAAAAGCAGTCAGCGACCAATACAGCAATAAAGTAAAAAGAATTAAAGAACTTGAGGCAAAGAAGAAGAAGCCTTTTGCAACCGATGCTGAAGTTAAGTTAGCAAATCAAGAGATCAATCAACTTACCGCTGATGCTGAAAAAGACTTCAAAGAACTTGCTAAGTTACAGAAGTTAGAAAAGACAGCAAAAGATTACAACAATCTTCAAACCAAAATAAGAGAAAAGCAGATAGCAATTGCTAAGGCTGAGGCTCGCGGAGAAGACACAACCCAACTAAAGTCCGATCAAAAAGATTTGACCGATAGTTTTAATGCCATTGCGCCAAAGGTTGAGGAAGCATTTCCTGATATCAAGGTAAAGCCTGCAGCAGCAGCAGCAAAGCCTGGACCAATGGGTAATGTACAGATGACTACTGGTACTACTGTTGCTGAAACTACTGCATCTAAAGCAGGAGCAGTTAAAAGAGAAACAAAACCAAAAGTTGTTGTGGAAGATATTCCTAGCACTGGAGATGCAGTTGCACTAGCCAAGAAAGAGGCAGCAAGGACTAAAAAACTTGGCGCTGTTTCTAAGGAAGGCGTTGTTGCATCAGACTATGCTCAGCGTAATGCTGGTATAGCAACCGCCCCTAAGACTCCAACTGGTACTAAGACTGCTACTGGTGCTGAAGATATCAATGCTATCTATGCTCTTGCTAGGTCTAAGTACGGCAACGTAGATTCTATCTTCTTATATGATGATGAACTTAAGAAACTTCTTATTGAAGCCGTTAAGGATCCAGCCACTTCTGAAGATGATATGGAACCTGACGAATTTATTCGTCGTGTAGCAGCATCTGACTGGGCTATTCGCAATGCTACTACATACGCAAAGCGCGATGCAGAACGTAGACAATATACAGAAACTCTTGATAAGTATAACCAGCAGTTAGAACTTGCTGATACACAGCAAAAGAAAGACGAGATTCTTGCAAAGATTGGTCAGTTAAAGACTACATCTTCTTATGCTCGTGGTCTTGCATCTGCTAAGGCATTTATTGAAGCAACTGCATCAGGTCTTACTGGAACTATGGATCCAACACGACTCGATGCTTTTGTCAAGCGTATGTATGACTCAGCCAATGACAAAGATCCAAACATAATCAATCGTGAATTGGCAGCACTTATCTCCTATAAGCCTGGCTCAACACTAGGTGGTGCAGTTGGAGCAGATCTAACATCGCTACGTGCAACAGCACGTGCTAATGGATTTGATTTGGATACTACATTCAAGGATCAGATAAACACTTGGTTGCAACGTCTTGCTGTAGGTGAGTCAGTAGGAACATTCCAGAATGTTATTAGAAGCCAGGCTAAGTTAGGTCTACCAGACAAGGTAGCAAACCTATTAGACCAGGGCCTTGATCTAGCAAACATCTACGCACCATACCGAAATGTTATGGCATCTGTGCTAGAAGTAGCACCTGATTCCATTAACCTTAATGATGCAACATTGCGTTCTGCAATTGGACCAGAAAAGGAAATGTCTATCTATGATTTCCAGCGTACGCTTCGCAAGGATGCACGTTGGCAGTACACAGACAATGCTCGTCAAGAAGCATCAGATTCAGTACTTAAAGTCCTACGTGACTTCGGATTCCAGGGGTAATAATGTTTAACTTTAATCCAGACTTAATGCAACTAGATGATGGTGAAGGCGCTACCCAGCGCCGAGTTCGTGCAGATGCACCTAAAAAAGCAACCAAAGAAGAGATTGACCAAGCACTTAAAGATGCTGCAGAAACTCTTGGTTTGAATGATGAAGAAATTGAAGCAGGCAAAGATGATCCTGCAACATTCAAGAAATTGCCTACCGAATCTAATGCTGACTTTAATAAGCGTGTAGTACAGGGTTACAAAGACTTTGGAAATCTTATTGAATTAACGCCAGAAGAAGAGGCTGCTGGATTCAAGGTTCAGTTTGTACGCACAGGTGCTGGTGGTAAAGGTGAGTACCGTAAGATACGTCCATTAAACTTTAATGTTGCAGCAACAAATGCTGCATCTGGTGGAGACGGTTTTCAATTTGACGAGGGCGATGGCACCGCCAGCACCGATAGTGTTACTGGTAAAAGGATTTACACCGCATCAGATGGTCAGACATTTACAGATCAACAAGCATTTGTAGATTACGAAGTAAACCTTCGTGAGACTGGTACCCAAGCAAAACTTATTGCAGATCAAAACAAAGCAGAGCGTCGTTCAGCATATGACCTATTGCTATCAGAGTTTAAGAACTATGGACTCGAAGCACTAGTGACACCACTGAAGTCTTTGATTGAAGAAGGCGTATCTCCATCAGAGTTTACACTTCGTCTACGTGAAACAGATGCCTACAAGAAGCGCTTTGCTGCTAACGCACAACGTGTGGCTAAGGGTCTTCGTGCATTATCTGAGGCTGAGTACATCGGTACTGAGGACCAGTATCAAGATGTAATGCGTCGCTACGGTATGCCTGAGTCCTACTATACAAAGGGTGAACTTGGTATCCAAAGCGGATTTGAGAAGTTCCTAGCAGGAGATGTATCTGCAGTAGAACTAGAAGACCGCATCCAGACAGCACAGAATCGTGTAGTTAACTCTAACCCAGAAGTTTCTAAGGCACTCAAAGAATTTTATCCTGGTATCTCTAATGGAGATATCTTGGCTTATGTACTAGATCCAACCAATGCTATCGAACAAATCAAGCGCAAGGTAACTGCTGCTGAAATCGGTGGCGCTGCAATCCAATCAGGGCTAAGAACTGGTATGGCACGTGCTGAAGAACTTGGTGCTGCTGGTATTACCAAGCAACAAGCACAACAGGGATTTGGAACTATTGCTGGTGGACTACAACGTGGTTCACAACTTGCATCTATCTATGGAGAAGATCCATATAGCCAAGCAATTGCAGAGACAGAAGTCTTTGGACTTGCTGGAAAAACAGAAGCAGAGAAGCAACGCAAAAAACTTACTGGACTAGAAAAGGCTACCTTCGGTGGTCAAACTGGTCTAACAACAGGAGCGCTATCCCAGGAACGTGCTGGCGCTTACTAAATAACAAGCCTGCCAATGGGACGACTGGTCCGTTGGAGTGAGACTAAAACCAGTAGCAAGAGCCACACCACTTTCCCCAAGGTGAATGTGAGGCTTGCGTCAATCTAATAAGAATGGGAGAAGGACCTATGTCCAATTATGACTACGAGGATGATGACTTCGATACGGACTCATCAGGCAATGACCTTGTAAAACAACTGCGTAAGGCTACTAAGCAAAAAGACAAGGAACTGGCTGAACTAAAAGCACAGTTTGAAAGTCTTAACAAAGCGCAAAGAGAACGAGCAATCAAAGATGCCCTCGCAAGTCGCGGGGTAAACAGCAAAATTGCTGCATTTATCCCACAGGATATAGACCCAACTGAAGAGTCTGTATCTAAATGGCTAGAGGATTACTCCGATGTATTCGGAATTGAATCTAACCAAACCCAGGCAACACCTAATGTAAATCCAGCCGATGCTGCTGCATATAAGCGTATGACTAATACTGTCGAAACAGGAGTTTCTCCTGAACACAACGACAACATTATGCAGAAACTTATGAATGCAAATAGCAGAGAAGAACTGGATGATGTCATTAGGATGTCTGGACTCTAATCCGATCCTAAAACAGAAAGGCTAGACCACAAATGGCTATCCCAACAGGTACCCCTACCACCACGTCTAGCATCAGCAACCTCGTACAAGCAGCATACGATCAGTATGTAAGAATGGCACTACGTTCCATTCCTGTTATGCGTTCACTTGCAGATGTTAAGCCAGTGCAACAGGCAATGCCAGGATCATCAGTTGTATTCTCAATCTATTCAGATTTGGCTCAGGCTACATCTACATTGACAGAATCATCAGATGTTTCAAGCATTGCACTAGGTAACCCATCACAGGTTACAGTAACACTGAACGAATACGGTTCAGCAGTTACAACAACAAAGAAGTTAAACCTAACTTCATTTAACGATGTTGATTCAGCAC